GCGGATCTGCAAATCTCCAGTGATCATACTCTATAAAGTCTTTTGATTTTTCCCACCAAACTGTTTGCTCGTCATTACCTTGTAACAAACACCAAAATGTGCAAGATCTATGGTGATCTTTGTGTGCAGGAGTTATGTATCCTCCTGCTCCTTTAGTTTGTAAACATATTTTAGGTTGAAAACGCTGTAAATTTTTTGGCAAACATTTTAAAATACTATCAGCAATGGTACCAGTTAAGTCCATTTCTCTAAATTCCGTTATTCTTTCTCGCCAGTTCGGGTCTGCAATATCAAGTCTTTCTGACATTAACCGCAGATCGTTTTCTGTAAGAGAAACAGTCTGATCATATTCTTTATCTTTGAGTCTAATAGACTTAAATCTTTTTTGAAAAAGCAAACTGTTTATCTGCTTATATATAGGCATACGGGTTTGCCCTGTGATAGCTGGTGGGACTGGACCTAATGCTTTTACTTGTTTAATTAATTCTTGTGGAATATCGAGGTGGATCTGCTGAATATAGTTATATTCTATCATTGATGCTTTTTTCGATAATCTTCCACGGCTGCTTTGATAGCATCTTCTGCCAAAATACTGCAATGTATCTTAACAGGAGGCAATGCTAACTCTTCGGCAATTTGGGTGTTTCGGATTGTTGCGGCTTCGTCGAGTGTTTTGCCTTTGACCCACTCTGTGACAAGACTCGAGCTTGCAATTGCCGATCCGCAGCCATACGTTTTAAAGCGAGCATCTGTAATAATACCTGTAACATCGTCAACCCTTATCTGCAACTTCATAACATCGCCACAAGCAGGCGCACCGACCATGCCAGTACCAACGGACTCATCAGTCCTATCAAAAGAGCCAACATTTCTTGGATTCTCATAATGATCAATAACTTGCTCGCTATAGGCCATTACTTTTTCCTACGTTGGCTGTTACTTTGTCTAGATGCTTTTTTAGTTTTAGCTGCTCTCTGTCTTACCATTCTTCCCATAATAATCTCACTTATATTTTATTTCTCTTGGTGGACCAAGACAACAACCTTTGCCGTATTGTTGTTCAAGTAGCGCCATTGCGGCATAGACATTTTCGGCCGCAACTTGTGTTTTCACTTGTCGTTGTGGCCCATCCGGTAATTTAATCGTAGCTTCCCAGATCTTCATTGTTTCATTAGCACTTCTTGTTGTACACCATTGATAACCATAATCTGCTTTGTATAAACAACACCATCAATTAAAACTTGATTTGGTTGTAAAACAACTGTTGGTTGTTGAACTACAACAGGTGCAGGATCAGGTCTTGTGGCTGCATACACGACAGTTCCTCCAATAATAGCTGGAACTATCCAACCGTAATGGGGATGCCAATATCTATGATGATGACCAAAATGTCTATGGCCGTGATGCTGTGCAAAAGCCATTGAGCACGAAGTTAACAAAAGTACTGCTAGGATTTTTTTCATAACACTCTCCTCGGATAATACTATAACGTATTTAACCAAAGAAAAGTTTACTTACCAGATGCTTCTTTACGAGAATTTTTAACTGCTGTTACATCATTACGTGTTTCTTTGCATAGTTTAGCTAACTCTTGCAAGTGCTTACGTACACGAGTACCAGCTGCTCCAACTTCTTTGTCGTAGAACTTTTCGAAGTCGCCTTCCATTGCTTCCACGATCTTAGTGAATTCTGAAAATTTATTTGTAGCCATTTATTTCTCCTTTAGGCAAGTACAGAATACTTATGCAGACTATACTTGAAGCAGAAAATAATGTCTAATTAATTGGCAATCACATCTCCGGAACCGCTAGAAGGATGGCCGCAACTAGCTGGATCACCGGCTCTGGTTACTGGGATACCATTAGCAAATACATTTCCGCTGCCTGCTGCCAAAACAGGACCAGCATGTGGGCCTCGGCCGTGACCTGCTACAGGATCACCAATTCTTGCTACTGGTTGCCCATCAGCAAAAACATTACCAGACCCACCTATTATGGTTCCACCTGCGGAATCTGCTCCTAGTCTTGCTACTCCTGGCATATTAGAAATTAGTTGGGAATTGATTTATTTTGGACAAGTACTCATTTACTTTCGATAATGCTTGTGCCATTTGCTCGTTTGATACATCCATACTGGTATCAAGTGCTTTGCCTTCTTCAACTAAGAGACGGTAGATAGCAATCATTCCTACCCACTCCCAAGGTCCTACTACGTGTATACCTCGGCCTTCTCCTAGCTCCTTTAAACGTTTTTGATAAGTTTCCATTGCTGTAACTTTTTCAGCAATCGTTGTACTGTTAGCTGCCATCAATGTTGTGTTGACGGCAATTGTCGATGTGTTTGTTGCTATAATTGCTAACGATGTTGCAATGTTAGTTAAATGCGGGCTATAATCGAACTCTATATCAGTGGATGTGTAAGAGCCGCCGCCACTAACAGTGACGCCAGGACCGCTTGCACCTGCTATTGCTACTGTTGTGTCTGCCTTAAAAAGCGTAGCTTGTCCTGGTATACCAGATACAGACGGGTTGGTTGTAGTTGGCGCACCTGCTGCTCTCAATTTGCTAATAAAGTTACTAGAATCGGCAATAGCACTAGCAGCCGATAATGCAGCAAGTCTTGTAGGATCAGCTGGGGCAGTTGAGTTAGCGGAGTCACCTACTCCCACCTTGAATGTTCCTAAAGTAGATGATGTTGCGGCTGCGCCAGGTATGTTTGATGCAACTTGTGCAGACGCAGGATTTATTGTTATACTTGTGTTTTCTGTTCGACCAGTAAGAGTAACAACTAAATTTTTAACTGTAGAAATAGAACTAACTGATACTATAGCTAGCGATGCTGTGTTATTAACAACTGTAAAATTTCCAGTCAACACAGCGCCGTTTATATCATTAGACGTGACTCCTGTTATTGTATATGGAACTGTTGTTTGATTATCAACATTTGTAGTAGTCAATGTAACAGTAACAGTTGTGCCAGCAGTTATTGTTGCAGAAGAAGAATTCAAAGAATAAGTCTGAACAATAACTGGACGAGTATCTTTTAATAATTTTTCTACAGATGTATAATTAGGTTCAGAGCCCAAACCTTGGTACCATCTTGGAAACTTTGTAGAATTTAATAACCCGTATACAGATTGCCAATTGCTATTAGTAGTGCTTGCATTGGCATTTGCATCATATGCAATATACGAAGTTTTTCTAACAGACTTCCAAACTGCAAACTGTGTTTGTGCTGAAGGCCATTCGTATCCGGATTCAAACGATTTTATTGCAACTGTAGATGTTACATCAACTAATTCATAATCGCCTGAGACTTGACAATAAGGTAGTATTTGAAAATTTTGTCGTTCTTCTGTCCACCATCCATATGCTATTGATAATGTTGTGGCGCCTACATAAGAAGCAAATACAGGGCGATACCATTTTTTTATTTGGTTATTTACTATTGTGTACAGTATGTCTGTAGTCGAAGAAATTTCAGGAGCCCAAACTAATCTGATACCATCTTTGATCCAAGTTTGAGAACTGGTATACTTTACAGTCGGAACTGTAGAATTTCCTGATAACACTTGACCTTTTATATTATCCCATGTATAGGATAAATTGGAAACTTGGGCCGAATCGTAAAATTCTACCCATCCATTAGGTAATTTTGTTGGCGCCGAGATACCTGCCTGAGGATAAAATACAAAATTAGCATCTGTAGAAGCCGTTATTGTACTATCTGTTAGTATAACTTTTCCTAAATCATTATCTAACGCCATACGTCGTCCTTAAACTAGTATTTAAGCCAAAGCTATACCAGTTGTAGACTCAATAAATTGATCAGCAAACTGTTTGTCAGTAGCTTCACATACTGTTACCGTAGTTTTAAGTAGCTTGATATCTTTTTTAGGATCTACTGTAAACAAATATGGCATTAGCCCCGGGCCTTTTTGGCCCATACCAATAACCATTGGACGGCTTAATTTGTAATAAGTTGTAGTTTCTTCTTCTAGCTTGGCTACAATTTCCTCTCCGCTTGTAAGTTTGAGAGTAACTACTTCGCCTGCTGACACGCCTTTATCAATTAACATATTATACCTTTTTAAAATGTGCTTTGTGGTTCCATATTATTCTGAACGTACGATTGTAATTCAGTGAATCCACCAATTAGTTTTCCGTCTAAAAATATTTGAGGAACAGTACGAGCATTTGGTACAGCCTCTAATAGTTCTTCTTTAGTAAAACCGTCTCCGATTTTACGTTCTTCAAATTCAATATTCCTAGACTTTAATAATGCCTTTGCTTGATCGCAATAAGGGCAGTGATATTTACTCCAGACAATTGCTTTCATTTATATTTCCTTTAAAATTGATCTGCTTCTGTTGAATGTTTGTTTGCAACAGTAGATGTTGCTCCGACTGCTTCGCTAATTAAATCAAAATAACTGACACCAACTTCACGTTGATGTTTTACCGTTGTAAAGCCGCGAGCTTGTGCGGCAAATTCACGCTCTTGCATTTCTGAGTAACCGGCCATGCCACGTGCCTTGTATGCTTCGGCTAGTTCAAATGTAGCCAAGTTAACACTATGGAAACCTGCTAGTGTAATGAATTGGAACTTGTAACCTAGTTCACCTAGTTCACGTTGGAATGTTTCACACTCTTCTTCACTTAAGAATTTTCGCCAGTTAAATGACGGACTACAGTTGTAAGCCAACATTTGATCTGGGAAATGTGCGTGGATTGCATTGGCAAACTTTTTGGCTTGCTTGATGTCTGGGGTACTAGTTTCGAACCATAGTAAGTCTGCATATGGAGCGTAAGCCAACCCCCTTGCAATGCAAGCATCGATACCGTTTCTAAATTTGTAGAAGCCTTCTTCTGTTCTTTCATTGATAATAAAGTCCTTGTCTAGTGGGTCGTGGTCTGATGTAATTAAAGTTGCTGATTCTGCATCAGTTCGAGCAAGGATAACTGTGTCAACACCTGCTACATCTGCGGCTAGTCTTGCGGCTTGTAAATTACGAATTGCCTGGCTAGTAGGAATTAAAACCTTACCCCCTAGGTGTCCACATTTCTTTTCACTACTTAGTTGGTCTTCAAAGTGTACACCTGCGGCGCCTGCTTCAATCATTGCAGTCATCAATTCATAGGCGTTTAGTGCGCCACCGAAACCTGCTTCTGCATCTGCAACAATAGGTAGGAAGTAGTCTGTTGTCACCTTACCTTCACTATGTTCGATTTGATCAGCACGACGGAAAGCATTATTAATCTGCTTAACGATTGTTGGTACTGAGTTTACTGGATATAGACTTTGATCTGGATACACTTGATTGGCTGTGTTTGCGGCAGCAGCCACTTGCCAACCTGATAGATAAATTGCCTTTAGTCCTGCTTTGGCATGCTGTACAGCCTGTTGGCCACTGTATGCACCTAACGTATTAATATAGGGTTCGTTCGCTAATAGTTCACGTAGTTTTATAGCACCACGTTTGGCTAATGTGTGTTCAATCTGTATGCTACCTTGTAGTTTACGGACTGTGTCTTGTGTGTAGTTTCGCTTCTTCATTCATATCTCCTTAAAGTGAAGGCAATTCTTCATAGTCAATAGCATCGCTCATAACGCCAATGACATAGTTTGTTGATTCGTTTTCTTGTAGTGCTGTTTGTTTCTTACTAGTATCACTATGCTTGTTAAACCAAGGAATAGGAGTTGACTTTGGAGCAGATGCCCAGTACTTAATTCCAATATCCTTTAACGCATTGGCAGCAGTATAGTCTACAAAGTCAATTAGAATGTTAGCATTAAGACCAATAACAGGACCTTTCTTAAACAAGTATACTGCCCATTCTTTTTCTTCACGGATAACATCTTTATAAATTTGAATTACTTCATCTTGACATTCCTGTGCTGCCTTAGCGAATCGTTGATCTTCTTTGACTACTTGGTTAATCATCCAAGCAGTCCAACCCTTATGTAGCAGTTCATCTTGTAAGATTAAACTAATAATATTGCCATTGCCAATAAAGATCTTGTTTTCAACCATAGCCAATGATGTAGCAAACGAAACCATAAAGCGGAATGCTTCTAAGGCATAGCTGGCATGTAATGCTAGATAGATTGCTTTAATATGATAATCTTCTTCTACATACATACCAGCTTCTATATTACAATTTGCCGTGTGTAATTTATCGTAATATTTGCCGACACTACTTGCCATATCTATAATTTCTTGTGTATCATGAATTGTGTTAAACACTTCCTTAGGCACGTTGTAGATATTACGAATGATATGGCTGTAGCTACGACTATGGATGTTAGTTTCAAAGAATGTCCAGTTATACACTAATGCTTCTAGTTCTGGTAGGCTCACGACCGGAGTAAAGATTTGACTTGGGCCGCGGCCTTGCAAGCTGTCAAGAGCAGTTTGCCTAAGCAGATTGCTAGTGAAGATATGTTTAACTGCATCGCTGGCATCCTTAAAGTCTTGTGCATCCTTGGTAAGACTGATTTCTTCTGGTACCCAAAAGAAACCTCTAGCTGTCTTTTCAAAGTCTGCAATTTTATTATATTTTACTTCTTCAAAACGCTGAATAGTTACTGGACCTGCTGGGTCCAAAAACATTTTGCGCTGTAAGTAGTCTGTCTTAGTCTGTAGGTTATATTGTTGTCTGCTCATAGTTTACACGCTTCACAATCATCTTCGAGTTCTACATCAACATGATGTCCATGGAATCCGTTGAGTTGATATCCGTTAGGTTTAATGTATGCTTCAGCAATAGCTTCAATTGCTTTGCTGCCCGCTTTGTTAATAAGACTATAGTAGAATGTTTTGATTCCCCATAGTTGTGCTTGCATTAGATTCTTAGCAATTAATGTTGTAGGAACTTTCCTATCTGCAAAGTGTGCAGGATTATAAAATGTATTAGTGCTGATACTTTGATCAACATAGGCTTGTAAAATTGCTGATGTTTTCAAATAGCCAACACAATCACGTTGTTCCCACATTAATTGATACTTGTTTTTGAGTTTGTGGTAGTCTGGGACAACTTGTGTAAAAGATCCTGCCTTGCTTTCCTTAGTGCTGATAAGCGACATAGGCATTTCAATGCCATTAGTAGAGTTAATAACCACAGAACTAGATTCAACAGGAGCAATGGCCATAAGTGTTGCATTTCGTACTCCATGCTCTTTCATCTCCTTACGCAATGGTTCCCAATCTAACTCGGGTACAAAATTAGCTAGATCGTTTACACCCTGGGAGCGCCTTTCCCATGGGAAGATTCCTCGTCCATACCAAGTTTTGTCCGAGTCTTTGCACTTTCCTCGTTCTTTGGCCAACTCGACAGTTGCTTCCGTAAGGTAAAAGGCCTGATGTTCCATCCAGCTTTTAACTTCCTGAAGAGCGTCTTTATCTCCATATTTCAATCCTCTTTTAGCATGCCAATATGCTAGGTTAGTAACTCCAATACCCAGTGGTTGTATTTCATCGTTGCTTAATTTGCTTTGGATACTTAAAAAGTCCTGGTAGTCAAGAATATTACATAGGCTGCGCTGAAGAATACGACAAGCGCGACGCATGTCCTCAGGGTTGCGGAAGGCGCCCCAGTTGATTGATCCAAGAGTACATAAAGCGATGCGACCGTCAGCATCATCGAGACGCTTAAAAGGTTTAGTAGGTAAAAGTATTTCACAGCACAAGTTTGACTGATAGATTGTATGATACTCAGGATCAAAGGGCCCTTGGTTCATTACATTGTCAATGAACACTAAGTAGATACGACCTGTGTCAGTACGCTCCTTTAATATGCCGCCTTTGAATACATCCTCGGCATTCATTGTCTTTTTACGTAGTCCTGCTTGGCGTTCGTACTTTACATATAGTTGTTCGAATAAAGCTGAATCTTTGTAAAATGCTTCATACAAATCAGGTACTTCATTAGGGTCAAAGAATGTTATGTCTTCTTTGTTTTTGAATCTACGCCAAAAGAATGCTGATAATACGACCCCATAGTCCATGTGTCTAACTCTTGTTTCTTCAGTGCCTTGATTGTTTTTAAGTACGATAAGATCATCAAACTGATGATGCCAAATAGGATAAAATACAGTAGCACTTGCATTTCTAATACCTCCTTGTGAACAACTACGTAAGTCACCAAACCATTTCTTTAGAAATGGGATCATGCCGGTGTGCATTATCTCACCTCCCCTAATAGGAGATCCCAACGGGCGTAGGCGTCCAATTTCTAATCCAATGCCAGCACGTTTGCTAGCATACTTGGCCATCATCTCACCTGATGCAAAAATGCTGTCAAGGTCATCGTCGCTACGGATAAGAACGCAAGAGCTAAACTGTTTGGTTGGGGTCCCGAGGCCAGCGAGTACAGGAGTAGCAAGAGTGAAAAGACCATCACTAGCAGCATTGTAGTATTCCTTTATATAACGCATACGAGCCGAATTAGGCTCTTCTTTATGGAAAACAGTAGCGGCCGCTACAATATAACGAACCTGCGGCGTTTCGTAAATTTCTTTTGTAGCGCGATTACGCACTAGATATTTTTCAATTAGTTGTTCGATGGCAGCATACGAATACAATTCGTCTTTTTCGTGATCTATAATCTCGTCCATCTTGTTCCAGTCGTCTTCGCTGTACCATTCTAGTAGTTCAGGAGTATAAAGACCAACTGAAATGTTCTTTTTTACAATCTCGTATAAACAAGGAGGGTCGTACTCGCCGTATACATCTTTGCGTAGCATACTAAGACGTTGTTTACCTGCAACGTATTGATAATTTGTGTGTCCTGTGTCCGGGTTAGATTCGATGTCAATTAAATCTACGATAGCTCGTAGCGTAATTTCGTCAACTTCTTTGGTTGTTATCCCGTCATAAAAGTGAGGCTGACTTTTAATCTCGATCATACTTTGGCTTACATCAGCAATGCCTTTGCACACTTTACTGATTTGTGCTTGCCACTTTTCGATTGTCAGCGGTTCTCTGTTTCCGTTTCTTTTTATAACTGTGATTTTGCTCATATTTTGTTCCGCTTTTATGATTTGAATATATTATTTTATCGAAATTAGAGAGTATTTATTGACTGCCTTGAATCGCTTCATTCCTATTGAAATACAACGGTTTAAGTAAGTTTTTTAGAAAGATCTCAATTTCAATTTCTTATATCATAAAAGTAAACAAAATTATATGCGTGTATATTTGCAAAGTCAAAGTTCTCGGTAGGAATTAAAGTATAATAGTGTAAGAATAAGACAAGAAACCAGAATCACCTGACAGTGTATTTCGATATAGAATCGCAAGTGAGCTAGGAGTTTGGCCAAGGGAACCAGTATACAACACGCCTGTTTGATCGAGAAGTGCGGCGGTGAATACTAACTGTAATGATTTTTGGGCAGTGTCTACGCCAGCAAAGTTATATTCATCACTTAATTGTATATTTGTATTATAAGACGGTCCATTGCCTAGGTTCAATGCTACTGACAATGTACCTTTTCTTGTAAAGTTGTTTGCCGTACTACTATAGACATAATCTATTGTATAGATCGAATTGCCGCCTGGAACACCGGCTGCATCTGTATTGAGAGGCAATCTAAAGGCAAGTGTGTTACTAAGGACATTTGCCAAACCAATTCTGCGTGGCGCTGCTAATTTGTATTCTCCTCGGCCAGCAAGTTCTGGAATATAAGGTGTTGTCAAATTACTGCCGG